ACCATTACATAACCTTTAGTTGGTATAAATAATTCTCTACATTCTTTTCCATAAGGAGAGTTAATACTAGGTACTTGTTGTAAGTTAGGACTACGACAACTCATTCTACCTGTTGTAATATTAGTAATATAATTACTATGTATTCGTCCATCTTTAACAACTTTTAACCAAGCATTTTTACCATCACTTAACATACCTAATCTTTTTTCTATTAATAAGTATTCATTAAGTTCTCTTGCCTCAGGATAATCTAAATGTCCTAAAGTTTCTTCATCTACTATTGGCAAACCTGTTTCAGAAAACTTTTTAGGTTTCCAATTTCTAAGTTCCATAAGTCTATTTGATATTTGTTGACGACTTGATGGATTAAATTTCATTGTTTTAGATTTTCTAATAGCAACACCTTTTTTATATCCAAACTTTTTATTATTAACTTTAGGAATAAACTCTCCTAAATCAACTTGCCAATCAGGAAATCTATTTTCTAATTGTAATTTTAAATCATGTGTTCTACCTAATAATTTTGAATGTAATTCTTGTGCTTTAGGTACATCAAAGCCAAATCCTTTTTCTTCTTGTTCTTTAAGAATGTTTGCTACTTCGTGTTCTAGTTCTACACTTTCTTTACTAAATCCTTTTTCTAAAAGTTTTTTATAAAGTAGAGAAGTTAGTTTTACATCTTGAATACAATATTCAAGCATATCTTTATTAAAATTTTTAAAGTCGTATATCTCAGCAAAATCTCCTTTATGAAAATTTAATCTTTGACCCCACGCTTTTAAACTGTGTCTACCAACTACTGATTTTTCAATGCGATTACTTGCCAACAATTTAAAGTCTACGCTATTGGCTATGTCAGGGTAGATAAGACGACTAAGGCATAGAGTATCGTGTACTAACTCAGGGCTATGAGAGTAGTCATACAAACGCTTTAAGACTGGGAGGTCGTATTTAATCACGTTATGTCCCACGACTAAGTTGTCAGCAAGTAAATCAATACCTTTCGGTATATCTCGTCCAATGAACGAAATTTCTTCTCCGTCTTTTTGCAAGACTAAGCAATGTACCTTTGTTGGATTAAATCCATCTGTTTCTATATCAAAAATTATTGGTTGTTTCATATTCTTTTAATCTCCCTGTTTCTGAATTGTATTGTAGTGTTGTTCCAATTCCTGTAATTCCTGCAAATCTATTTTTTAAAATTCTTACAGTTGTTTTTTTAGAATCGTTAGTATCTGAAGTTGATCTTTCACAGCCAATACAAATATCAGTTAGCTGACCTATTGAACCCGAACCTCTTAGTTGTCCTAAAGAAGTTTTTAATCCATCAGTATGATCTTTATTACCCTCAGGTCTTTTTAAGTGTGAGATAATTATTACACCAATATTTAATTGTTCTGTTAATGCTCTTAACTTTGTCATTAACAAATCAATAGTTTTTCTTTCATCATTAGTTTCTAATCCACTAACAATAATAGATATGTGATCTATAAATAAATATTCTATGTCTAATGCTTTTGCAAAATACTTTATCTTATTAATAATTGTATTTTCTTCTACTGATCCCCAATGATCATAAAGAAATACTTTTCCATTACCTACTGTTTCTTTGTAAGCAGTTTCTAATTCTGTTTCTGTTACATTTTCTCTATCTATGTGAATAGGTTTATTTAAATGTAATCCAATTATACCCTCACAAGTTCTTTTTAAACTTTCTTCAAGAGATATAATTCCAACTCTTTTGCCTGCTTTAATTAAATGATAAGCAATTTCTTTTGTCATTAAACTCTTGCCAATTCCTGAGCCACCACAAACAGTAACTATTTCTCTTTTTCTAATACCAAATAGTTTTCTATTTAATCCCTCGTATGGATAAAATGCAGTTGCCTTTTCATCTTCTTTTTTAATAACTTCCCAAAGTTCTTCTCCTGCAACAACACCATCAGGTCTATATGTTTTTGCTTCCCACATAGCTTTAATTACATCTGAACCCAAACCGTTAATTAACATTTCATTAACATCTTTTAGTTCAAAGTTTGCAATCTTAGCTTTACCTACTGTAAGAAGTTCTGCACATTTTTTAGCACACTCTTGACCTGCATCATCTTGGTCATAGAAAAATATTACTTGTTCATAGTTTTCTAAAAATTCTAATTGTTTTTTTAATGATTTAACTGCTCCGTTTACTCCATTAGGAATACCGACAACAGGATACTTATGATTAAATAATTGACTTAAACTAATACTATCTATTTCTCCCTCGCATACGCACAAAATCTTACCTTTTCCACTCCATAAGTTTTGCCCATAAAGAGTTGCTTCATTTATATTTCCTAAAGTTTTAAACTCTTTGTTTTTAAATCTTAGTTTTTGAAATACAGGTTGTCTTTTTTTATTGTAGTAAGTTGCTATTTGGACTTGTTCTTTATTAACTTCTCCAACTTTATAATCCCACTTTTTACAACTTTCCAAAGTAAGTTTACGCTTAGACAAACTAATTTCTTTACCTTGTAATAACTCACTAAAGTAAACATTTTTAGATACATTCCTATTATCTGTATTAGTGTCATTAGAATTGCTAGTAGTATTACAGACGAAACAATGAGTGTGCCCGTCAGAGTACAAAGCCATTCCATCACTTGACGGGCAGGTCGTACAAGGTAGGTGTTTAATAAATTCTGAATCATTACTCATTACTACCTACTGTTCTTGCAGAATTTAAACGATCATCTATTAATCTTTTAAGTTTGCCTTTTTCTTCTTCTAGCTGTCTTTGAAGAACACCATTTAATTTTTTATGGGCTTCATTTATATCTTCAAGATTTCTAACATGAGCATACAAAGCACGATTTTTTTCAACCATGTTTGTTAGCTTTGTAGTTAAAAGTTTTATTCTTTCATCTTTGTTATCAATTTGTTTTGTTAAATCTAAATCTCCACGATCATCAAATATTCTAGGTGTAAATTTTACCTCACTTTCAAAAGACATATCTGTACCATGATCTTTTATATTGTCGTAAGTTCTTTTTTCTTTAGACATTGTTCCTCCCTATGTTGTTATCCAATTACTTGGTATTATTTTGTCAGCAAATTTAAATCCATGTTTGTTGCACCAATCTGCATAACTTGTCTTACTTCCTTTATAAATTTTGTTTTTTGAATTACCAAAGACAAATCTAATATCTAGTTTTGGTAATTGTTCTTTAACCAATAGATGTTTTTTTCTATCTTCTCGTTTAAAGAAACCTTTAATCTCAATTAGTATTCCATTCTCCAATTCAATATCAGGAGTGTACTTGTGTTTAGTAGAGGGCTTGAAGTAATCAATGACATACTTTTCGTATTTAAAATTAACCTTTCGGTTATTTAGATCGTTGATTACAGTTTCTTCAAGCCCACTACGATACTTAGAAGTCCGCTGTTTCTTCCGAAACGGGTACTTCCTTTTTCCCACTAGGTACATTGGAAACTTTCTCCTCAGTAAAGCCATAATCATAGTTAGATGACTTTCCATCAGATTCAGTGTTAGGTTTTTCAGAAACAACTTCAATTAATTGGACTGCTTTCATTCGTAAAGTCACTCCAACTCCTTGTAAGTTATTTGCCCAAGAAACCATTTGAAAGGCGATCTTCATTTTACTTCCATTATAAACAAGTTGTTGTTCTGCAACTGTTTTATCTGAATTTAAAATCTTTGGTCTTTGTTCAAAGTCAGTTCCGTCTTTCTTTTTTACTTTATTGATAAGTTTAAATTTAAACTCAACACCACCCTCTTTCAGTGCTTTGTACTGATTGTGTGGTGCACGCTTATCGCTGTTTTCCTTTTCTTGACGAGCTTTTAAAGTCTCCTCATATATCTTAATAAAAGGTGCAGCGTCTTTATCTGATAAAGTAAGGTTTACCGAAAACTTACCTCGCTTTTCAAACTGTGTGTCAGGAGTAAATAAGTAATTATAATTACCCGTACCCACAGGTGTCGTATGTATCATTTTTTCATTTATCATTTGTGTTTTACCTCCAAGAGTGTCTCTAATGTTGTTCTCCTTTGTGAGAATATATCGTAAGCGAGACTATTTACTTACAAATACAGCCATATAAAATTCCTGTCCCATCATTCATTAAATAGGCATTAAAAGGTGGTTCGTGATAAGTTGATAAATGCAATCTCAATATATCACAAAGATTAAAACAATCTACTTCACTTAATAGTTCTATACCCTTTGTCATTTCTTTTGTTACTTTAACAAGCTGATACAAACCATCATTTAATAAAATTAAATCCATAGTTTACAGGTCTTTCATATCTTTAGTATGTCGCCACTCATAGTATTTTTCTTTTCTATTAGTAATTACATTTAAAGATTTAATGTCTTTCTTTTTAGGATAGATATAACCAAATATACCTTTATCAATTTCTTCAAATTTATAACCTGCACCAAGTTCTATTCTGTTTGCAGTTCTTAAATCTTCTTTATTAACTTCATAAAGTTCCCCTTTAATTTTATATTCAGAGTTTTCTTTTCTTGTCACATAAGGAAACCAAAAACCTGTCATCATAAAACCTTTTGCTTCTGTAATATAATTACCAATTTTTTTACTTCTCTTTAAAACATAATCTAGTGCGTAGCCCTCTTTTAAACTTCCATATACAAATAATTTCATTGTCTTTTCTTCTTTCTTTTTATTAAGTTTGTTAATTAACTTATGTTATTCGGCAATGTCCTTGTCGTTCATCATAGTATATAATCATTAGTCTCGCTTTCGCAACTATTTAACTAAAAAAATAGCTACTGTTTGCTATTTCATTAATGTCTAAATTTCCACGAGCAGGTGGAGGAGTTAAACGAGATTTATATTTTTCAGGCAGCTGGGCTTCCCAACTTCTGTATAAAACATCAAGGTAATCATCTTTAAATAAATCAATCGCAGCTTTACGAATTATTTTATTTAGTTGATCTATTCTGTTTGGTGTAGTTCCAAAACTATCGTGTACCATCAATAAGTTTTCAATAGGAAACTCATCGTTCTTACAATACAAAGCAACAGCTTGGTTCAAAGCACCGTCTAAACTGTGAACAATGTTAGGAGACACTGATGAAGAATAACGTCTAGAATCTTTACGATTTATTTCTCGTCTATAAGTAGTGTAAACTAACGATCCTGCAATCGCAGTTTTAACTCTAAAAGGTACATCATACCTGTAATCCATTTCCACAGGAAAGCCCATAGGAGTTTTCCATTTCATTTTTAAGTTTGCCTGAGCAAATAGTTTTGCACAATCTTGAAACCACTTCATTAGTTGAGCTTCTAAATCTATTTCTTCTTCCATTTTTTCCCATACAATCTTAGCTAACCAACGACAATCACTAAACCCGTCATCTGCTAAAACTTTTTTATCGGGATCAAACTCTATAATTTTTTTATATTCATCAAAGATTTGTTGTCTAGCACCATAGGGCTTAAGCGAGTAAACATAAGTCATTACATTACGCTTCACAATTTTTCTTGTAATACCAAATTGCAACCAACGATTTGCTTCGGCACTTCCCTGTCCAGCAAGAATCTCAGCTTTTGCTTTTACTCGTTCTGCAACTGCACGGTATATGTCTTGTGGCACTTCACTAGGAAGTACATTTACTTTTCTAGCTGTTTGTTCATCTCTCATTAATATTGAAAGCACTTGTAATCCTGAACAAGTAGCGTCCATAGACACAGGTAAATTACATTCGTAATCTAAACCCTGAAGTTTAGCTTGTTTTAAATGGTAGCAAGTTTTAAGAAACTCCATAGGTTTATCTGCGTAGTTCCAACCTTTGTTATCTAAAGGTGCATCAGCGTAGCTAATAAACTCGTCTAACTTCTCATCAGTAAATTTATATCGGTCATCAAAGGAAATCTTATCATTACCCCAAGTATTAGAAGCGTGAACCCAGAGCCAATACTTACCTTTCTCGCCTAACCTTTCACTATTTGCAAAGCTAATTAACGACTTAATCTTTTGATCAGTCTGGTAGGTCACGGTAGTTCCCATACAATACAATCTTCCTCGCTTATCAGCAAAAATTGCAAAGTATATTCTTTCAAACTCTAAGTATTCTAAAGCAAGTTCCATTGCCACTAGCGTGTTTAATACTTTAGACTTTCTCGCTATCTCATCATTATAAACTCTATTTAAATCACGCTTATATTTTATACGAAGCTCTAGTATTTCATCAACTTTTGGGTCTCGGTAAATACCCTTAGGTTTTTTTCTTGCGTCTAATAAACTTTCTCTGTCAGGAAACTTACCTAACCTTAAGTTCTTATCCCATATATCTTTAAAAATATTAAACATATCTTTATCAATTTTAAATGCAACAGATTGCAAATGGTTTACACTATCGTAAAAATCTTTTAGTTCTTTGTTATCTAACAGGTGTAAGTATTCGTAATCGTGAGTTTTAATTAAAGGTTGTTTAGTTAAATACTCGTTCTGAAATCCACCATTAAATGCAGTAGTGTAATTTTTAGGTGGTACTATCATCGCTTTGTAATACGGTGTAAGTACGCTACAGTTAAACGAGTTATCATCTATCTTTTTTTGCACTTCGTCTTTTAACACTAGGTAATTAACTGTTTTGTGCCTACTTTCTCTAACTGGTTTTAAACGACAAAGTCCTGTGTGTTTGATGGTAAGATCAACTAACTTTAAACCTACTAATGCTTGTTTTTTTATATCCCACTTATCAACTTCAACCTTGTACTTGTTTAACGTGTGAGCAAATACTCGCTTACGATGTTTGACATTGTTAGTTCTTTTAATTAAATCTCTTAAAACAACTGTGTGAAGGTGTGGTTCTTTCTCCTTAAAAATATTATTTTGTAGCTCTAGTTCAATCATACTTCCAATTTGTTGAGCTGTCTGAGCTAAAGTTTTTTTACTCGCTATACAATCTATTATTATCTTTAGTGTTATTAATGCTACCTTTTTTGAATCATCTAAATCTCTTAATGGTAGAGCTGCCGTGTGTCTTCGCCCAGCTGTAGATAATTCTCGCTTAACAAAGCTGTCAATCTTCTCTGCTAATGGTACTAATAATTGTTTCTGGACATAAATGAACGGAGGTGTAACTGAGTTTCTACCTTTTTTCTCGTTCTTCTGTATCTGTTGTTTATATCTATCAACTCCTTTTTTGATCCAAGTTCCCTGTCTTTCTAGTTCCCTGTTTTCTAATCCACTTGTAGTATTTTCTATATTAGTCGTCATAAGCTCCTCAGGTTGTTGTTAATTAGATATAAACTTTTTTTATAGCATCTTTAAGATCGTCTTTTGTAGGGTGGTTATATCTTTGGGTCATTCTTATATCTTTATGACCTGCAATCTTTTGCACTACTTCTATCCCAATCTTTTTCTTTAATAAACGAGTAATACAAGTATGTCTTAACGAGTGAATAACAAAATCTTTTTCGTGTTCCATACCTAGTTTTTTTCTTACCATTCCCCAAGCGTGTTCAACTGCGTGAATAGATAAAGGAAAAGGTTTTTCTAACCCCATTAATTTTCTTTTTGTAAGTATTCTTTCAACTTCTTCAAAAATAGGAACAAATCTATCGTCTCCTGTTTTTGTATCTATTAAATAAATAAATCCATCTTTTATCCTGTCCCAAGTAAGATTTAAAAGTTCACTTAATCTACAACCTGTTAATATTAAACACTCCCAAAGATCAGCCTCATCGTCTCTATAATTTGAACGAGCAGTTAAAAGTAATTTACTTTGTAGTTCTTTACTTACAACAAATTCTCGTTTGTTATTTTCTTTTTCATATTCAATAAGAGGTAATCCCCATTTAAATTGAAATCCTTTAACACCTCTTGCCCAAGTACATAATTTAGATAAAGCGGCTAATTTACGATTTATAGTTCCATTCTTGTACTCTAGTTTACCCTTGCAATGAGTTTTAAACTCCCTCACATTTTCGGTAGCAAGTTCATTTAGTATGCTTTGAAATCCATAAAATTTAGCAAAAACTTCAGCATTTTTTATACTAAGTTTACCATTTTTTTGATTTAACCATTCTAAATTACTTACTTTTGTTATAGCTGTTTCTAGTGTGATTTTAGTATTAAGCATAGCACTTACTCCTATTTTATATTAATGATCTACCTTTTAAAAAATAAGCCCTATACCAATACAATCCCAAAGTCAATACTAATCCTACTTTGCAATCGCACCCTTATAAAACCTAGTTTGCAATCGCA